GTGTTTATGACACAAGGTCTTCCTGTAGGTGGCTCAACAACAACGACGCCTTATGAGAAAATGCGCCTGTCGAGTGTTGGTAATTTAGGTATAGGAACAACCACGCCTGGAACACTTCTTACTGTCGCCGGTCCTATATCAGTCAATAAGCCAAGCACAATAAACGCCTCAACATATACTGTCGCCTCGACTGATGCGTCTCTTATTTTTACGACGACAGGATGCACGGTGACAATGCCTGCCGCTTCTTCCTATCCAGGAAGAGTTCTTAATGTTAAAAACATTTCTGCTATTACTGTTAACAGTGCGTCTTCAAATATTGTCCCATTGTCGACGGCAACAGCTGGCACAGCAATATTGTCTGCTAGTGCCGGAAAGTGGGCGATGTTACAGTCTGATGGAACAAACTGGGTAATAATGGCGTCTAACTAAGGATGAGTAATGTCGACCTCGAACGCATACACGTTCAATCCTTCGCTCGGCGAACTCACCATTTACGCCTACCAGCTGATTGGTGTTCGCCCTACGGCATTGTTGCAGGAACATATAGATGTTGCTCGTGTCGCAACGAACATGATGTTCACGCGATGGAGCAATCAGGGCGTTAATCTTTGGCAAGTGACATCGACAACTCAAGCCTTAACTCAGGGAACTGCAACGTATTCTGTATCTGCAAATACGGTTGTAATTCTTGATGCATATGTCACTGTTACAAATGGATCGGTTAATACTGACAGAATAATTTTACCGATAAGCAGGACTGAGTATTTGTCTTTCCCCAACAAAGCACAGCAAGGTTTCCCTACGACTTATTGGTTTAATCGTCTTCTTTCTCCTACAATTACTCTTTGGCCTGTCCCAGATGGAAACGAAGCATCTTTAACATATTACAGTGTATTGCGTCTGCAGGATGCTAACATGAACGGCACCGAGCAGGTGGACATACCGCCTATTTGGTTAGAGGCAATGGCATATGGGTTGGCAGAGCGTCTGGCTCAGATTTGGGCACCAGATAAATTGACGTTTTTGAAACCGATGGCTGACGAGGCTTATTCAATAGCTGCAGCTCAGAACATAGAAACGGCGCAACAATATATTTCGCCACAAATTAGTGGGTATTTCAGGTAATGGCTTATGTTTATTGCCATTTTAAGGAAGATGATATGGAGCCATTCTATGTTGGAATTGGCCGAACAAAAAAACGCGCTTTTGATATGAGGGGCCGCTCTTCTTGGCATAAAGAAAGAAGTTTAATTGTAAAAAATGGTCACAAAAAACGTAAAATAAATAAATTATTGTCCATGCAATATTGGGGGGCATAAATGGGTTATGCCTCAAAACTTGGTCGCGCAAGGATAAGCGCACGAAACCCTACAGCAGCTGGCGTATGTGACCGTTGTGGATTTGTTTATTCACACAACAAGCTTTCCTGGCAATTCGATTGGCGCGGAGCTGCCTTATTAAACACACGCATTCTTGTGTGCCAGAGCTGCTACGACACGCCACAACAGCAATTGCGTGCAATCGTTATTCCAGGCGACCCTACGCCAGTTCAAAATCCGCGCGTTCAGGATTACGTGACTGCGGAAACGAGCACAAGATATACATCCGGTCAAAACTCTATAGATCCAATTACAGGCATCCCGGTTATTGGCGGAAATGTTCGTGTTACATCGACACCAACTGGCGGTCTTCTGTTGTTAGAAGACGGTTCTGGCGCTATACTGTTAGAGGATGGCGTGAGTTATCTTGTCCAGGAAAATTCTGGTGCTACTGCAACGACAGACGATCGTGTCCTGCAGCAAACAGGCGAACCTCCTGGAGGATTAAATACGCAACCTGGCACGGATCCAAATGCTCCGGGTGACAATAATCCAGGCTTGCCGTATGATTATACGCAAGTTCCCAAGACAGGGCCGCTAAACTAATGTCAAACCAGCAGATACCAAATTTGCCGGCAGCCATTTCGCTCAATGGTTCTGAGCAACTTGAGGCCGTCCAGGGCGGCACGTCTGTTCGCGTTACTTCTGCGCAAATTGCTGGTCTTAACCCCGGGCCCACCGGACCTACCGGAAGTGTCGGAGCCACGGGCCCAACGGGCTGGACGGGCCCCACGGGCCCCACCGGAGCCACGGGAGCTCCATCAACAGTCACAGGCCCCACGGGAGCTACCGGCGCTACGGGTGCAGCATCTAATGTCACAGGGCCCACCGGACCAACCGGGGCTACCGGGGCCACGGGCGCTACCGGCTTATCAATTACGGGCCCCACAGGCCAGACGGGCCCTACCGGGGCCACTGGCGCGGCATCGACTGTTGCTGGACCTACGGGCCCCACTGGCGCGACCGGCCAAGGCGGCGGCGTCGGGCCTACAGGGCCTTCAGTTACCGGCCCAACGGGCCCTACGGGATCTACAGGCCCTTCAGTTACTGGACCCACAGGTTCTACGGGCCCCGCTTCTAATGTTACGGGACCCACGGGATGGACTGGCCCCACCGGCTCTACAGGACCGTCTGTTACGGGCCCCACCGGCCCAACCGGCGCGACTGGCGCTCAGGGCAATCTTTACGCCACGACTAGCACGACCAGCCTTACGATTGCTGCCGGCACTCAGTCTCTGACAGTTGGAACTGGTCTCGCTTATACCGTTGGCCAGCAAATCATCATTGCATATGATGGCACGCATTTAATGACGGGCACTGTCACGTCGTATAATTCTGCCACTGGCGCAATGGTTGCCAATATCACTTCAATTACTGGAACTGGCACGTTTGCGTCTTGGGCGGTGAACCTTAACGCTGCTCCCGGCCCCGCTGGGCCTACCGGAGCTACCGGCGCGACTGGCCCAAACACAATTAATGTCGGCACGACAACAGTTACAGGCGGAACTTCTGGTCGTGTCATTTATGACAATGCTGGCGTTGTTGGTGAATATCCAACAAGTGCGACGACTGTTGCAAGCAGCGTTGTATTAAGAGACGCTAATGTTAACATAACATCAAATGCTTTTTTTGCAGGAACAACAAGCACAGCGGCTGCTGGTGGAACAACAACATTAACCGCAGCTTCTACACCAGTTAATGTCGTTACGGGGTCTGGTGGTCAAACATTCACGCTTCCCGACGCAACTACATTGCCATTAGGCGCAATATTTTCATTCAATAATAATCAGTCTAGTGGAACTATCGTTGTAAAGAATACTGGCGCAACAACAATTTCGACGTTCCAAGCAGGGTCTTACGGAACAATTGTATTAATTGCTAACGGGACATCTTCGGGAACGTGGGACCCTCATTTCCAAGCGCCAAATAATGTAAGCTGGTCAACAAATACATTAGATTATCCGGGCTCAATTACCTCTGCGACGTGGAACGGTGTTGCGGTTGCTGTAAATCGTGGCGGGACAGGTCTATCCAGCGGAACATCTGGAGGCGTCCCATATTTTAGCTCAACAAGCACGATGGCTTCATCTGCCGCTCTTGCTCAATATTCGGTAATTGTAGGTGGGGGCGCAGGTGCGGCTCCAGCTACAATTGTAACAGGGTCGGCTAATCAGCTTTTATCAAGCGGGGGCTCTGGCGCAAACCCATCTTGGACAACTGCGACATATCCTGCTACGACAACGATTAATCAATTGCTTTATTCAAGTTCTGCGAACACGATTGCAGGGCTTGCAACAACAAATGGCGGCATCCTTAACGCCAATAGCAGCGGCGTTCCTTCATTAACTGTAACGCCTGTTCTCGGTGTTGCTGGCACGTCTGCCGGGACGCTTGGTTTTTCGGGATTAACGAGCGGCGTTGTTACGATACAAACTGCTGCTACTGCCGGGACGTGGTCGCTCACGCTTCCTACAAGTGGTGGCACGAGCGGTTATGTTTTAACGACGAATGGCTCTGGTGTTACAACTTGGACGGCGGCGTCTGCTCTCTCTGGAGCATTGACGGTTGGAACTACCGCTATTTCCGGCGGAACAACAACTCGTATTCTTTATGATAACGCAGGCATACTTGGCGAATATAGCGTAATCCCCGTATCCTTGGGTGGCACAAACGCTACATCAGCAAGCATTACTGCCTTTAACAATATTACGGGCTATACGGCTTCTGGCGCGACGGGCACAACAAGCGCAAATCTTGTTTTTTCAACGTCTCCGACAATTACGACGCCGACAATCAGCGGCAACGAGACTTACACCGGCACCGCTGGACGTATATTAGCAGACTTTGATAATGCGACAGTCAATAGCCGCCGAGCCTTTCAAACTAGCACAACAAATGCTTCTACTGGTATTTATGCTCTACCTAACGGCACATCGACGGCTGCAAGCTGGCAGGCTGCGAATAACGCTGATCCGACGAATGCTAGTAAAATACTTATTGCCACAAACGCCTCGACAGATGTCCAGCTTGTTTCCGGCATAAACGGCACTGGCACATATTTACCTTTATCCATTTACACAAACGGCGGTCAGTCGGCTCAGTTCAGCACAACAAAGGGCACGTTTACGCTTGGTGTTCAGAGCACAACTGCTGGCGCTCTTGTTCTTGCCAATACTAATGTCAGCGCCTACGCGACGACATTGCAGTCTTCAAGCAGCGCGACTGCGGCTTGGACGCTAACGCTTCCGACAAGTGCGGGCACTAACGGCTATGTCCTGACGACAAATGGATCTGGCGTAACGTCTTGGGCGTCTGCCGCAAGCGCAATTAGCATCACAAACGATACGACGACCGCGACCGCTGAGTATCCACTATTTGCGGCGGCAACTTCTGGCACCGTATCGACGGTCTATACATCGAATGCGAATTATACCTACACGCCTTCAACAGGAACGCTTTCTTCACTCGTTGTAAACGCATCAAATGGATTATTTACAAATCCGAACACGGTCGCGGCTAATTATACAGTTCCATCAAACTATAATGCTATGTCAGCGGGACCAATTACGATTGGATCAAGCGTAACAATCACGGTAAGTGACACGGCGGTATGGACCGTAATATGAGCTATTATACTTACATACACGCTTCTCCTGACGGTGAAGTATTTTATGTAGGAAAAGGCACTGGACGCCGCGTATACAGTATGCGCGATAGATCTTGGATTTGGCGGGAACGATTTAATCAGTTTGATGGCATAACAATGAAAATTGTCTCGCGTTTTGAAACTGAGGACGCAGCGTTTCAGCATGAACAAGAACTTGTCAGGTATTATAAAGACAAGGGTTGCGATCTGGTAAATCTGACTGAAGGTGGCGCGGGTCCAAATGGGTATTATCAAAGCCCGGAAACCAGAGCAAAAAAATCCGCTTTATTGCGGGGGTATAAACATCAACAGGTAACGTGCCCCCATTGCAATGAGATAGGTGGCGGCACATCAATGTATCGCTGGCATTTCAATAATTGCACAGGATCAGCCTTTAAATTTAAGGCCAGAGCCACATTGAACGGCGAGCGCGTATATCTTGGTAAATTTGCGACTAAAGAAGAAGTCGACGCTGTAGTTGCAAAATTTTATGAAGAACATCCAAAACCTAAAATTTATCGTAAGATTTCCGAAATTACTCGCAAGAAAATGAGCGACGCTCAAAAAGGGCACCCCGGCAGCGCGTGGACAAAAGAAGCAAAACAGAGAATGGCTGAGATAAGAAAAGGCGATAAAAACCCTTTTTTTGGTCATAAGCATACTCAAAATACTCGTGATATAATTGGCTCAAAAGGCAAAGGCCGACAGGGATATTGGGCGGGTAAATCATTCTCTAGCGAGCATCTTGCCAAGCTAAAAATTGATAGAACTTGCCCGCATTGTGGGGTAAAAGGATCTGGCAGCGCGATGAATAGGTGGCATATGGATAACTGTAAATTTAAGTCAGAGGCCGCATAACATGAGCGCATTACAATTAAACGCAACAACTGGTGGCGGCAACGTCACGATAACAGTTCCTACGTCTGTTACTGGAACAAATACAATTACTGTTCCTGCTTCAACTGGAACAGTTGCACTTACAGCAAGCCCAACATTTACGGGAACAACAACTACTGGCGCTCAAAGCGTTGGCGGTAATATTACGTTTAGCTCGGCTAATGCTGGAGTTGTTTTTAATAAAACAGGCGCTCTAACAAACTCTACACTGAATGATTATGAAGAAGGAACGTGGACGCCAACAATTACACCCGGCACTGGTTCTATTACAACATATTCGGCATCTGGAACATATACAAAAGTTGGTAGAATAGTTACTCTTCAAGCCATTTACACAATAACAACCAATGGGACTGGTGCCAGTTATATTCTTATTGGCAATATTCCTTTTGCTGGTTCTGTAAATACTGGCGCAGGGATTATGAAAGAAATTGCGGTAACTGGGATAACTGCGGCATGTTATTTAACAAACTCAACAACATTATTAAGCGTAACGTATAACAATGGTTATCCCGGCGGAACAGGCCAAAGTTGGGTAATCACGGTAGTTTATTATGCTTAACGAGGCCAAAATGTCACTTACAGAAACTAAAATCATAGATCAGATTACCGTTACAGAAAACGGTATCGTTCTTGTTCGTGAAGCAACGCGGATTTTGCGTGATGGCGTTCCATTCACTGAGACATATCATCGTTGGAGCTATACGCCGGGACAAGATTTAACTGACGTTCCAGCAAATGTAGTTGCAATTTGTAACGCTGCATGGACGCCAGAGGTTATTGCTGCGTATCAAACGCAACTCGCGGGGATTGAATAATGGCGCTGACGCTCAACGGCACGACAGGCGAAGTCTTCCCTAGCTGGACAACAGCCACACGCCCATCGTCACCTGTAGCCGGACAGACAGGTTACAATACGACGCTTGGCGCATTGGAGAGCTACAACACAACGACGACGACTTGGGTTGTGTCTGGTTCTAATCCAAAGATTACTCAGACGATCTACACATCTGGCTCCGGCACATACACAACACCAACTGGCGTAACGTGGCTTCGCGTTCGTATGGTTGGTGGTGGTGGGGGCGGAGCGGGTAGCGGAACTGCATCGTGGGGCGCTGGCGGAAATGGAGGAAATACAACTTTTGGTTCGTCATTTTTGACAGCAAACGGAGGAACAGGAGGCTACACAGCTTTAGGTTCACCCGGAGCCCCCGGCGGGTCAGCTTCTATCGGGGCAGGCGCTACCGGCATAGCGTTAAGTGGTGGTGCAGGCGCATCTACGGGACAAAATTCGACCTCACTCTACATGCCCACCACTGGCGGCGGCGGCAACTCAGCTTTTGGTGGGGGTGGGCAGGGCGCTACTAATGCTAATGCTGTGGCCGCAGCGGCAAACACGGGCGGCGGCGGAGCGAGTGGTGGCACTATAAACGGATATGCAGGCAATGTTGGGTCTGCGGGTGGTGCTGGTGGCTTTATAGATGCAATCATCTCATCACCAAGTGCAACTTATTCTTACGCAGTAGGCGCAGGTGGAACCGCAGGAACCGCAGGAACAAATGGCTACGCAGGCGGCGCAGGTGCGGCGGGCATCATCATCATTGAAGAACATTACAACTGGTAAGGCTTGAATAAATGGCAGCTACATTACAAACATCAGTAATACAAGCCTCCGGCTCAACAACGCCTAACCTAACGCTAGACACGGCTGGCAACGCTACTGTTGGCAATACGCTCGTTATGGGCAGCAGCTTCAAGCGCAATCGTATTATCAATGGCAATATGGCCGTGGATCAAAGAAACGCGGGGGCTAGTGTTACAGCTAATAATGCAATATTTCCTGTTGACAGATTTGCTTTTGCTTGCTCTCAAACTGGCAAAGGAACAGGCCAACAAAATGCCGGTTCCGTTACGCCACCAACTGGCTTTTCTAATTATCTTGGTTTTACATCATCATCAGCATATTCAGTATTGACTGGCGATTATTTTATTATTCAACAATCTATAGAAGGATTTAATTTTTCGGATTTAGGATTTGGGTCTAGCAGCGCAAAATCTGTAACCTTGTCGTTTTATGTGTATTCTTCCATAACAGGAACACATAGCGGCGCAATGAAAAATTATGCGTCTTCTAGATCTTATCCATTTACATTTACTGTTTCTGCGGCCAATACTTGGACATATGTAACCATAACTATTCCCGGTGATACTGGCGGAACATGGGTTGGGGCTAGTAACGCGGGGGCAGCACTTATTTGTTTTAATTTTGGCACTGGTTCAACATATAGCGGCACAGCCGGAGCTTGGGCTTCGGCAAACTATGTTGCAGCCACAGGCGCAGTTTCAATAGTCGGCACCAACGGCGCAACCTTCTACATTACCGGCGTCCAACTAGAGCAAGGCTCAGTCGCCACTCCGTATGAGCGGCAGATTTACTCCGATCAGTTGGCGCAATGTCAGAGGTATTTACCGTTTATAACGACTGTAGCCTCTACAACATCAGATGTAGGCTTGGGCAGCATAAATGCGTCAAATGGTGGGGTAGCATCATATTATTTCAAAGTTACTCCAAGAGTTCCACCAACAGGAATAACAGTTACTAATGTTGGCTCGTTTTCTTATACATCACCAACAGTAAATGCTACTGTTTCTGCGCTATCCTTTAGTAATGGTGGATTAGATTGTGCAAGAATGAATGTAACTGGTTCTACTTCATCATACACTGTAGCAAACTCAGCGATATTATATGCAAATGGCAGCGCAACAGTTGGAACCATAGCTTTTACAGGATGTGAACTATGAGTGATCCAGTTTGGCAATATGCTAATGCTGATAATTCTATCGTTTGGCGTGAATGGCCTGATGGACGTCAAGAAAGCTGCCTTGTAGAGGCAATTCAATCTTGGCTTGCTGAAGGCAACACGCCTAACCCATACGTTCCACCACCAGAACCAGCGCCACTAACGCCACAAGAGAAACTCGCGGCGGCGGGGTTGAGCGTGGATGATTTGAAGGCTTTGCTAGGAATTAAATAAACCACCGGCATTCTCAGAAGGGGGAGAAAATGCCATACAGCTCGGAGAGCGGAAAAGCTTACATCCGCTAACAGAATAGAAAATTTGCGCGAAGCAACAAATTCTCAAAATGGTAAAAATTTACCCATTAAGTCAAATAACAATTCTGGCTGTCCCGGAGTTTGTTTTGATAAAACAAATAAAAAATGGAGAGCCACGATTAAAGTAGATCATAAGCAAATAAGTTTGGGAAGATTTGAGGATTTTGAAAAAGCAGTAAGTGCAAGGAAAAATGCAGAAATTAAATATTATGGGGAATGGAGACATTACAAATGAAAATAGCAATAGCTTCAATAAGTAAAAACGAAGAGCAATTTGTTAAAAGATTTTGCGACAGTGCAAGAGATGCCGATGCCATATACATTGCAGATACTGGAAGCACCGACAACACCGTAGAAGTTGCCAAGGAATGTGGCGCAATAGTAAATGAAATATGCATCAGCCCTTGGCGATTTGATCACGCCAGAAACGCTAGTTTAGCTCTTGTCCCAAAGGATATAGATATTGTCATATCCCTTGATCTTGACGAGGTAATGGAACCGGGGTGGCGCGAAGAAATAGAGCGTGTATGGATACCCGGAGAAACCACTCGACTAAGATATATGTTTGATTGGGGTTGCGGCGTTAAATTTCAGTATGAAAAAATATTTGCAAAACACGGTTATTATTTTTGGCATCCTTGTCATGAGTATCCTCGTCCAGACGCCCGTATCAACGAGATCTACGCCTACACTGACAAGCTGCTTGTCAGCCATCACCCAGACCCAACAAAGAGCCGCGGGCAGTATCTGGACCTGTTGGCGCTGTCGGTCAAAGAAGATCCTGTGTGCCCGCGCAACGCCTTCTACTATGCCCGCGAGTTATCATTTTATTCACGCTGGGATGAATCAATTGTAGAGCTTCAAAGATATCTGGCACTCCCCGGCGCGACGTGGATCAATGAGCGGTCATATGCAATGCGCACACTGGCAAAATGCTATGAAGGGAAAGGCGATCCAGCTGAGGCTGAGGCTTGGTGGCTGCGGTCGGCGGCTGAAAGCCCTAATACCCGCGAACCTTGGTGTGGGCTGTCAAATCTCTACTATATGCAGGCAAGATGGCAGGAATGTTATGGTGCTGCAATGCGTGCGCTATCTATAAAAGATAGAGAATTTGTTTACACCGTTGATCCTGCTGTTTGGGGTGCCCATCCCCACGACCTTGCCGCTATTGCGGCGTGGAACTTGGGTATGAAGGAAATTGCAGCAGAACAAGGGCGCTTGGCGTTGGAATTAAGCCCAGAAGATGGTAGACTAAAAGAGAACCTGTCTTGGTATTTAGGCGAAAAAGGCTAATCAAATGGAACCCCAAACGATCATTAATCTTGTCGCGGGCTCAGTATTGATGGTTGTTGGCTGGTTGGCCAGAGAATTATGGGTGGCAGTTAAAGAATTAAGGGCCGACCTTCACCGCATAGAGATAGAAATGCCGACAAATTACATTAGGCGGGACGAGTTTTCTGAAGGCATGAAAGAGATAAAAGAGATGCTGCGGCAGATCTTTGATAAAATGGACGGAAAAGCAGACAAACCTTGGGGGGGCAAATGACTTGGCCATTACAATCACAGTGCGATAGCTACTACGGCAACCCTCGCGGTCGCAACGGCAATGCCTCGGCGCAATGGGAAAAGGCGAACCTAACGCGCATATCACCTCCTTTCAAAATGTATTTTGCCGGCAAGCCCGTCACGTCAATTTCTATCAATAAGAAGTGCGCCGACAGCCTGTCTCGCGTCTTTGACGCCATTTGGGCGGCAGCAGGAAAAGACCAAAAGACAATCGACAACTGGGGCGTTTCTGTCTTTTCTGGGTCATACAACTATCGTGTTATGCGTGGGGGCGCTGTGTTGAGTATGCACGCCTATGGCTGTGCAATTGATCTAGATGCTCCCAGAAACTTCTTTCACGACCAAGACCCCCACTTTGCCCACGTCCCACAAGTCGTAAAAGCCTTCAAGGATGAGGGCTGGGTATGGGGCGGAGATTGGTCGGGGCGAAGTAAGGACGGGATGCATTTCAAGCAGCCCGTGTAGGTTAGTCCTACAGCTACACGGGCCAAAGGTAGGAAAATCAATACCAACGGGCAGTAAGCCCGTTGCGTATCCTTAAAACTCTTGTGATGCTTACGTTGTATTTTTCTGCAACTTGTTTCAGTGATCCTTCTTCTTTTTTTATAGAATTAAATTCTTTCTCAGATATTTTTCTTCCGACCCTTGAGTGTTTATTTTTTCCTAATTCTCTTGAATTGTGAATTTGATTTGTTCTTCTATCGCACCATTCTAGATTATCGACATTATTATTATGCTTATTCCCATCCTTATGATTTACTTCTGGAAGTTTATTAGGATTAGGGATAAAATGTGTTGCCACAAGAATGTGGACATAAAAGTTTATTTTGTTTAGTCTAAGTTGCAAATAGCCTCCGGAATGAGGCTGAGGCGATCTCATGCTTGGCGGAGCGTATCTTTTGGTTTTTCCAAATTTTCTCCATCCACCAATAAATCTGACTTCGCCAGAAGTAGATACTTCATATGAAGGATGATCAGATATTTCTTTCCAGATTGTCATGCGGAGCTCCTATTGCTGCAATGCATACCATCTGTAGTTAAGAATATCAATAACTAAGAGGAGAGAATGATGGGTAGCCTTATTCAAACATACTTTGTAGCAAACTGGAAAACGACTGCGTCTGGCGTTCTGTTGGGCCTCCTTGTTGTCCTGCATTATTTTGGCATCAACATCCCCGGTGTTGTTATTCCGTCAGACGTCGGCTCTCAGATTGCTATGGTCCTTGCGGCTATTGGCCTTATCTCGGCTAAAGACGCCTCAACGGTCGGCGTCCCCGGTAAATGAGTGCCGCGTTAATATCCGCAATTGTAAGCCTCCTTGGCGGCTTTATGTCTGCGGTTGTTAACTTTTTTAACTGGCTGCACGAGCAACAGCTTGTGCAGTCGGGAATAGCTCAAGCACAATTACAGAGCCTGAAAGATCAAGCTCATGAAGCACAAATCGCCATTGCCGCTCGTGAGGCTGTTCGCGCTGATGTTGCCTCTAAGCCTGACGGCGTGCCAGTCAACGACCCTTTCCTCAGAGACTAGCCACGTTTCTTTCTGTGAGGCTGCTCGTGCTATATACTATTCGAGGCACGACACGGCCCCCACTAGGGCCCAGATACGCGAGCATAATGCGGTAGGCGTGGCTCTAAAGTGTGGGTGGATTAAGAAATGACGACGGGGTTAAGCTTTAACGGAAGTGACGCGGGGACATCTAGCTACGTCGCGCAAATATCGACGATGGCGGTTGTCGACCCCCTGGACGATGCTTTCGTTACGATCCTGCCCCAAATGATCACATATGCGGAAAACCGCATATATCGCGATCTAGACTTTCTCTTCACGTCTCTGTCCACTACTTCTTACTCATTAACGACCGGAAGTCGGCAGCTAAATATATTAATTTCTCCGACAATGACGCCTGGACCGTTTGTCGTCCCAGAGCAAATAAATCTCATCACGCCTGCCGGACAAACAAACCCAGATCTTGGGACGCGCGTCCCTCTTCTGCCGACGACAAAAGAATTTCTTGACGCCGTCTACGGTAACTCGACAGCAACTGGTCAGCCAAAGTATTGGTGCCCATTTGACGACTACACGTTCCTTGTCGGGCCATACCCAGACAGTGCCTACACAGTAGAGTTCGTTGGAACTTATCGACCGCAAAGTCTTGGCCCTGGTGTGTCTGGTGATCCTAATTATCCAAGCTATCCAAATGCGGCATACACAACGACGAACACATTCATTAGCCTGTATCTGCCTGATCTTTTTATTATGGCAAGCATGATCTACATTTCTGCTTACCAGCGTAATTTCTCAAGTGCTATGGGCAACGACCCTCAAATGCCTATCACATACGAGACGCAATACCAGGCACTCCTGAAAAGCGCTCTCAGCGAAGAGAACCGCAAAAAGTTCGAGGCAGCGGCGTGGAGCTCGCAAGGGGCATCCACGTCTGCCACGCCTACGCGGGGATAATAAATGCCGCATCAAACACTCAAACTTATACCTGGCGTTGACCAAAACAGGACACCAACCCTCAATGAGGCGGCAATATCTACGACAAACCTTGTCCGGTTTGTTCCTGATAAACAGGGTCAGATAGCTCTTATACAAAAGCTTGGCGGCTGGACAAAATATTTTAGCAATACAGTTGGCTCAATTGTTCGCGCATTATGGGCATGGGAAGACACAAACGCTAATACGTATCTTGGTCTTGGCCAAGAAGGAACGGGTGTCGACGGTAATGGGCTGTCTGTTATATATAATGGATCTCGTGCTGTTATAACGCCGCGGACGGATACTTTTAATTACTTACTCCCGACCGCGTCTCCCATCGTGATACCAGTAATTTCTGCATCTGAAAGTTCAGGTATTGCAACAATTGTGTTTGACGGAGATTATATTTTTCACACTGGAGAGACCGTTACATTAAGTGGGTTTACGCCTGGTGCCTATAACGGAACTCAAACAATCCTTGCGACACCTGCCCCCACAAGAAGTAGTTTTTGCTTCAATATTACGTCAGGGACAGGAAATGCCACAGTTGTTGGAACTCTTTCGTATTCATCACAAAATGGGATCATAACGCGGGCCGGAGATAGTTCTGTAGACGTCAATGCTTACGGGTCAAATGTTACAAACTATGATACGGTTTACATAAAAACACAAATAGCGGTAGACGGGTTAGTTTTATTTGGAACATATAATTGCACATTTTTAAGTGGAGATCAGTTTAGAATTACGTCAATAGACGCAACAGGCTCTCCTCTTCCCGCCACGTCGACTGTTGTATCTCCTGGCGGTGGCGCTGTTCCGACATACACACTGACGAACACACAGTCTCAAATTATTGTTACGCTTGCAAATCACGGGTATCTTGTCGGGGACACGTTTCCGGCAGTTGTTTCAACAATAGCCGGCGGTGTTACAATATACGGCAACTACAATGTAGCCTCTGTAGTATCGACGTCTCAATTTACTATTATTGCCGGATACACCGCGTCAACCGCGCCAACTATTACTGCCACCTGGTCAGGAGGCGTCGCAAGAGTTGTCTATAGCGGTGATTATGTATTTAATCTTGGAGACACCGTCGTTGTTTCCGGCGTGTCTCCCTCTGGCTATAATACAGCGTCTACAGGATCTACTGTTGTTGATGCGGCTGATCAGGTTCTTGTTACAAACGCTGTTTGGAGTTCAGGGACGGCAACGCTTACGTTTAGTGGCGACAGAACATTTCAGGTTGGCGAAACAATATACGTCGCGAGCGTGTCCCCTAGCGGATACAATGGAACTTATACTGTAACAGCAAAAACAGACACGACTGTTTCTTATGCCCTAGCAAGCAACCCTGGAACATTCGTATCAATTGGCCTTATTCGCGGGTATGTGGCTTACGCGGTCGCCGTAAACCCTGGGGCATATACCGCAGACGGAACGGTATTCAGTCTTGTAGCCAGAATGAATGGCGGCGAGGCTAAATACGAATTTTATAGAACACCTGCTCCTCTTCCTCTTGGCGTGGGATACGGCATTGGCGGATATGGGGCCGGCGGTTACGGGACTGGCGTTATTCCGCCCGCCACAGTTCAGGGAACTCCAATTACAACAATTGATTGGACCTTGGATAATTGGGGGTCCATATTTATGGCATGCCCAATAAATGGTGAAATATATACTTGGGCCCCCGGAACTGGGGCGGTTGTTGCCTCTGTTATTTCTGGAGCTCCAACGGTAAACGATGGAATGTTTGTCGCGATGCCTCAAAGGCAAGTTGTCGCGTGGGGGTCTACGTATAGCGGCATTCAAGATCCCCTACTTGTCCGCTGGAGCGATGTTAATGATTACACGCAGTGGATTTCGTCAATAACCAACCAGGCTGGATCTTATCGCATTCCAAGAGGCTCTAAAATAGTCGGAGCTATTCAGGGCCCGCAGCAAGGATTGCTATGGACTGACATAGCTCTTTGGGCGATGCAATACGTTGGGCCTCCGTATGTATATCAATTTAACGAGATTGGCACGGGCTGCGGCATGATTGCACGCAAAGGCGCGGCGTCAATGAATGGTGTTGTTTACTGGATGGGTCAAAGCCAATTTTTTAAATTGTCTGGGTCCGGTGTTGAGATAATTAAATGTCCGGTTTGGGACGTTATTTTTCAGGATCTTGACCGCAACTATTTATACAAAATACGAGCCGCCGCTAATTCGAGATTTGGAGAGATTGCGTGGTATTACCCAACAACAAATAGTAACGGCGAGATAACAAAGTATGTAAAATATAACGTCTATCTTGACCAATGGGATTTTGGGACGCTGACAAGAACTGCCTGGATTAATGAAAGCGTCCTTGGCGCACCAATAGGTGCCGGCATATCATCAGGAAGCAATTATGTTTATCAGCACGAAACATCTCCTGATGCTGATGGCCTTCCAATGGCGTCAACCTTCCAGACTGGCTATTTCGCCATGCAAGAAGGCGAGATGAAAGTATTTGTAGACCAGGTGTGGCCGGACATGAAATGGGGATACTACGGCGGCGATCAAACCGCTCACGTTCTCATGACTTTCTATGTCGCCGATTATCCTACAGACACCCCTCGCGTATATGGACCGTATACGCTGACAAACACGACGCAATACATAACTCCACGCTTCCGCGGCAGGTTGATGGCAATTAATTTGCAGAGCTCGCCAACTGAAGTAGGAACTTTCTGGCGTATTGGTGGTATACGTTATCGCGTTGAACAAGACGGAAAGTTCTAATGGCTACGCTTGACGATATCCTCACAACACAAAAAAACGGCGTCGTTGCGATTAATAATCTTAATCAGACAATGCAGGCAATTGATAAATTGTATGGATATCTAAATGGTCAATATACATCTCTCGGCTACTCAACATCTGGCGTTATAACGAATAAACCTGGACGCCTTGTTAGCGTAAATACAGTTGTTGCCGGAACGGCAAGCAGCACATTTTTTAATTATATTACCTACGCCACGACTGCAACGGCAGGAACCGGCGGCGCTGGTGGCGTTGCGACAATAACGTATAATGGGGCAAGCTTATTTAGCGTTGGCGACAGCGTGTATGTTGCTGGCGTTGTTCCTTCTGGATATAACGGTCTTTTTACAGTTACCGGCACACCAACCAGCAATCAAATAACATATGCGCTCCCAAGCGTTACTGGGTCTCAAACTGTTCCCGGAACGGTTTTCAATGTCAGCACTGCAAATAAAATTGCGGCATCTTCCACGACTATTGGAACGCTACAAGTTGGTTCTCAATTTTCTAATGGAATTTATGTATCTATCGGCACTGGTCAAACTGTTGCTGTTAACTACTCACTGGACTGAGGTAAGTCATGCCGCTCAAGCACGGAAAATCTCAGGAAACAATATCTAGCAATATATCTGAAATGGTCCGCGCTGGGCACCCTCAGAAACAGGCAGTTGCCGCTGCTTTTAATCAAGCACGACAAAAGCGCGCTATGGGCGGAGAAATATCAAACAAAATTCACGTCGGCCCCATACACAGCCCGGTTGCAGGCCGCACGGATCATTTGCCAGTAAATGTTCACTCTGGGTCTTACGTTATTCCTGCGGACATTATCTCTGCAATGGGCGAGGGGAACACAATGGCGGGATTTCGTATCGCCAATGATGTGTTTGGGATGCAGCATGTTGGCGAAGAGCCGCCAGTAGAAGTTATCGTGGCAGGGGGCGAGTATGTTATTACGCCTTTTAATGTCTCTCGTATTGGCGGTGGGGATATTGATAGAGGCCACCACACACTTGATGACTTCGTTACAGACTACCGCGCAAAAACTGTTCAGACACTGAAAAAACTTCCAGGGCCAAAACGCGACTAAGGGGGAACGATGCCGCGAAAACCTATAGAAGAGGTAAAGATAAGAGTTGGCGTGCCGCAAGATGTCGACGGCGTCATGGAATTGGCGCTTATGGTGTGCAAGGAAAACGGAATTTTTAAGCCAAATGTCGATAAGATTTTGTGGGATATTTGGATGTCTTTGCACCAGGACCACGGCCTGGTTGGTGTCATCGGAACCCCTGGCGAGATGGTCGAAGGCTTCGTTTTGTTACGCGTAGGAACAATGTGGTATTCTGACGCGCCAATAATTGAGGAAAAAACCGTATTTGTTCACCCAAAGCATAGGGGCGCAAGCGGTGGCCGGGCGAGAAAACTTTGCGAGTTCAGCAAGCAAGTGGCAGACGAACTTGGTATGCCGCTCATTATTGGTGTATTATCTACCCACAGAACCGAAAGCAAGGTCAAGCTTTATGAGAGAGTGTTTGGCGCTCCTGCCGGTGCTTTCTTCCTATACGGCGTAAAAACTGGTGGCTGGCAAGAGCCAGCTGTCGAAGTCAGGCAATAACGGAGAGAGTGCATGTGCGGGAAAGGATCACAAAGCGGCGGAGGGACAGGTGCCCTTGGCTGGGGTGGATTGGCTCCCGCACAACAAGCAACGACACAGGCGTCTCCTCAGGCTCTTGGCTGGTATAATCAGGCAATGGGCATGGCGCAAAATGATGTTGCTCAGCCCTACCAGCAATTTGGCACTACACCAGAGCAATTTGTCGCACAGTTAAATCCTACCCAGACCGGCGCTATTCAAAATATTACAAATACGCAAGGCATGGCGCAGCCGTATTACAATATGGCCACTGGCGCGACAATGAACGCCTTGAACCCTGCCTACAATACAGTTGGGAACTACATGAACCCTTACATGAACCAGGTTGTTAGCCCGGTTCAGCAGGCAGTTCAACAGCAGCAAGGTCAGCAGTTAGCTCAGCAACAGGCAGACGCCATTAGAGGCGGCGCTTTTGGCGGAGAACGCGCAGGTCTTCAGCGTGCGACGCTTATGGGTCAGCAGAACCTTGGACTTGGTCAAGCACTAAGCCCGCTGTATCAAACTGGATACGGACAGGCGCTTCAGGCGGCTCAGAACCAGCAGCAATACGGTCTTCAAGGCGCACAGCAGTTGGGCAATCTTGGCACTGCCGCGCAGCAGGCGGCGCTTGGTCAAGCTCAAGCACAATTGGGGGCAGGCACTCTTGGCCAGCAAACGCAGCAAGCTGGCATCAACGCCCTATACAATCAGTTTCAGCAGCAGCAAATGTTCCCATACATGCAGGCGCAGTTCTTTGGCGGACTTGCCGGCGGACTTGGCCCTCTCACTGGTCAACAGACGTATCAAGCTCAAGCTCAAAATCCATTTGGCATGTTCCTGGCTCGTGGCGGTCGCGCCAAAGGCAAGGAGCGTATGGGCGGCGCTGTAATCGATCTAACGCCAGGTAAAGATTATTACCGCGGCGGAGTTGTTGGTCGTAAGGGATACAATCTCACTGGTGCCGTAGACACGGATCCTGCCGCGTTAGCCCAAGAACAAGCCAAAATGTATGAGGAAATGGACAAGGCTGAGAAGGCTCAAACGATGCCTACCGGACAGATCCAAGGGTCTCATGGGTTAACGCCAGGCGGCCTTGGTGGTGGGAGCGGCGCTAAGCAAGGGACGTCTTTGTCTGGGTTGCTGGGGCTTGCCAATCAGGCGGTTGACCTTGGTAAAGACATAGGTCTTGGAAGCTTGTTCAGTAAAGCAGGTGGCGCTTCAACTGCTGCTGACGCAGGGATGAGGGGCACTGTTGGCGCTGCAGGCGACATGATCGTTCCGACTTTTGGTAAGGCCGCCGAAGGTGCTGGAGCTGCAGCTAATACAGGTTTTCTTGGGGGTCTTAGTGAGCTTGGCTCTTCTATTATGAGCGGCCTTGGATCAATCGGGTCTTTCTTGGGTCCTGCTGCTGCTTTTTTCGCAAAAGACGGCGGTCGTGTCGGCTATTACGATGGCGGTGTAGTCAACCGTCGTGGGTATGAAGGCGAAGGCTTTGTTAAGCCGTCAGACGACTTCGAGCGAAATGTAGAGCAGACCTTTAAGTTTGAGGGCGGACTGAACCCAAGCGACACAAACAGAACGCCGTCTATGTATGGCATCAATCAAGCCGCGCATCCGGGCATTGACGTTAAAAACCTTACGCGCGACCAGGCCAAAGACATCTACCGCAAGGAATACTGGCAAGGCATTAATGCTGACCAACTCCCTGAAGGAGTTCGCGGCATGGCTTACGACACTGCAGTCATGGCGGGGCCTGGACGTGCGCGTCAATTCCTGAAGCAATCAGGAAATGATCCTGAAAAGTTCATGGCGGCGCGCGAGGCGTTTCTTAATAATCTAGTTGCTAGCGATCCTGAAAAATACGGAAAATACGCAAAAGCTTGGGCAAATAGAAATGAAACGCTACGCGGCGGTGTCGGAGACGCCCTTTCTAACTTACCGCCAAATGCAAGAAGCTATTACGCTCAGGCAAATCTTCCTGAAGAAGGATCGACAGTAAATCTTTCAGGAGGTGTTAAGCCATCTGAAGAAGGATTTGGCCTTAACCGTCAAACAGTGGTGCCGTTGCTTTCAGGTCTTGGCGCTGCACTTGAGGGGATGGTTTCGTCTCCGACCACAAGCCTTGGTGGCGCAATGCTAAGAGGCGCGGGTGCGGGTCTTGGCGCTGGCGCTAAGTCTTACATGGATGTCGGCAAGCAGATCCCAGAGATTGAGAAGCTCAAGGCTGAAGTTCCAAAGCTCGCCGCTGAAACTAAAGAGCGCGAGAACCTCGCGGCACGCGCGGCGGCAGAGACGAAAGAAAAACTTGCCGGTCTTTACGAGAAGCAGTGGGCACCAAATGTTGGCTGGATGGTCTACGACAAGACGCAGCCATACAAGACGCCTGTTCAGATTTCTGACGCTGAGGGTAATCCAACGAAAAACGTCGACGTTAATAAAATACCAACACGCGGCGGTGGTGAAAGAATTGAAGATATTGGCAAGAAGTCTCTTCAAGAAAAGGTTCAAGGCAAAGAGCGTAAAGTGGGTGACGCCATTGACTGGCAGCCGACGCTTGCCGCGCCAAAAGATACAAAGATCCCTGGCGCTCTTAACATTGCAATGAGCGGAGATCTTCCTAAGCAGCAAGAAGCGGCTAAGAAAGAAGTAGAAGGACTTCGCACAACATCGAAGGCAGCATTTGATCAGCTATTTCGTCTTGACGAAATGGACCATCAATTTGATCAACTGCCTAAGGAGGCAAACTTCTTAGAGCCAGGGCCCGCGTCTCAAGCAAGAACAGACCTTGCTAAGACTGCAAACGAAATAACGACAATGCTTGGCGGCCAACCTTTGTTTGATCCAAACAATGTTGCCGCGGCAGAAGCCTTGTCAAAAGACACCACGCGTCTTGGTTTTGATGTTGCCAAGTCTCTTGGGCACGAGCCAGGCTTTATTGTTCAAAGCGCAGTAAGAGCAAATCCTGGTATGGAAAACAGCCCGATTGCTTATAAGCGTATTAGCGCGGGCTTACGTGAGGCTGCAAAGTATCAGCAAGACCGCTTAGCGTTTATGGAAGATTATGCGGCGCGCTTTGGCACACTTGCCGGAGCGGATACAACATTCAGAAAATTTAATACTCCAGAGAGATATGTTAATCGCGCCATCCTTGAAGCAATCGACAAGGACGACATGGGTTACTTGAAGTCTTTAACAAAAGACCAAGTAAAATCCAGTAAAGGCGAAATTGATAAAATGTATGGTAAAGGCGTCGCGGCGATCCTCCTTGGAGAAAAGTAATGGCAGAGGAAGAGAAGAAGGATTTCGTCTTTTCCCCGCCAAGCTTGCGGAGAAAGGAAGCGCCAACCCCCGCATTTGTTGAGGCAGAAAGAAGCGCGACCTCTACGCCTGAATTTAAGTTCAACCCGCCATCAGCGCGCAAGCCAACACCCCCAGGGTTTGGTGAAGATATCGGTAAAGGGTTTGTGTCTGGGGCAGCAAAAGGCGCAGTCGGCATCCCCGGCATGCCTGGGTCTTTGGCTCAGCTGTATGATATTGCCGGCGAGTATGGCACGCGCAAACTATCTGAGGGCGCTGAAGCTCTTGGCATGCTGCCACCAGGAAAAACCGCGGCTGGTTTTATGGAAGCGGGCAAAAAACTTGGCCAGGAGTTCTACAAACCGTCTGAGCGCGAGCTCGCCGGTGAAGTGACAACGATCGGCGGCCTTCCCGTCCCGACAGCTCACGGCATGCAGCAAGCAGCAATTCGCGCCGGCATGCCTGAGTATCACCCGCAAACACTTCCGGGACGTGTCGCAGAAGCAACAGGCGAGCTTACTGGCGGCTCTTTGGCGGGACCTGGCGGCATTGGCACCAGACTGGCCGCAGGCGCATTGGGCGGCCTTGGCTCTGGCATTGCAGGCGAACTGACGCGCGGCACAAAGTATGAGATGCCTGCCCGCCTTCTTGGCACGCTTCCTGGCGCTGCAGGCGCGGCAGGAATTTCTAAACTTCTTGAAGCACGGGCTGCGCCGGCTGTTGCGGAGCGCGCTAGTAAAATTGCGGGACAGGTTGCACGCGAAGCTTTTGCTGAGCCTGAAAAGGCGGCGTCGCGCCTAGAGACTGAGTTAACGCTACAAGGCCAGCCAGGTCGTTACGTCGAAGAAGTGCAGCCAACAACTGCGCAAGTCCTTGGCGGTGGTGAGGCAAAGGCGCTTGAGACCAGACTAGAAGGCATGGGCCGCAAGGAAGGCGAGGAGGATATTGCGCGACGCAAGGCGCAAGAGGCTCGCTCGCTTGAGGCGACAACTGCCGCGGCTCCTCGCGTTCCTGGTGAAGTCGGCACACACATTAAGCCAGTCGACATGGAGACCGCCGCCGGCCTTCCTCCGTCCTTAAACCCACAAGGCGACGCGGCAATACAAGTTAAGAATGTTGTGTCTGCCCTGGAGAAGCAAAAAGCAGAAGCAGAGAAGACCGCGTGGGCGCATCCCGGACTTCAGTCTGCCGCGATCTACAAAACAAAAACGATGAATGAGCTCGCCGACTTCATCAATTCAATGTCGCCATCAAAGCGTAAGGCTCTCGACGCTGACGCCATGTCTGTCGTTGAGGCTCTTAGCCAGACTGAAGGCAAAAACATTCCTCTCTTACACTTCCAGGATCTTCGCTCGCAAATACTTTCTGCGGCGCGCAGTGCTGGCGAGAAGGGTGATTATTTTACGCAACACGCGAATAACGAAGTGGCGGCAAAGCTTGCTGAAATGCTCAACAACGAGAAGAATATTCTCTTTGGTGACAAGACAGGTGCTCAGCGTAATGCGTGGAACACGGCTCGCGCCGCGACAAAAGATTACCACGACACATTTGGCCCAAAGTTCCTGTCTGAGCTTGTGGCTGATATGCAAGGCGGCGGCGAGCGTATCGCGGGTGAAGCTGTTTTTGATAAAATGTTTTCAGGACCAAATGCCGCGCAAAACTTGCGTATGGTCCGCGAGCTCCCTGGCGTTAACATTGACGAGCCCACAACTAATTGGGTTATTGGCAAGCTCACGAAGAACGGAACGAACTTTAATGTGACGCCAAAAGACGTTCAGAAATTTATTTCTGATCCTAAAATGGCGTCAGTGATTGACGAAATTCCTGGGTTGCGGGGAAGAGTGGAGAATATTGCGCAACGTGCGGGAGAAAGTGTCGAGGCAGCGCAAAAGCGTCAATTGACTGAAGCATTCCAGCGCGAGGCAGACAGTAATAATCCAAAGCGCTTGTCTAACTTTCTCGACAGAAATAAAGACAAGATAAAGGACATTGCCGCGGGCGATCATGACCTACAAAATTACATTGACGCCTTGCATCGTTCGTCAAAGGTTGTGTCTCAGCTTCCTCATGGCAATCTGACAAGCACGAAGACGTTAGACAAGCTTGCAAACAACAACATTATGTCGATCCTTTACGGCAGGGCTACTGGCGCAATACCTGACGTGGCCGCCGCGGCTCTTCTTGGTCACATAGCTGAGGGCGTGTCTACCGCGGCAAGCGGTGCGCCATTTGGCGCTGCCGCGGCTCGGTTTCTGGGCGTCGGCAAAGGTCTTACCGCGCCAATTGTTTCTGGCATGAACTCATTCCTGTATGGGACGACAAAAGACGCCGCAATGAAGCTTCTGCAAGAGGCGATGCATGACCCTAAGCTAATGGCTCAGCTAATGCGCAAGCCGTCACCTGAGGCGTTCTCTTCTTTGTCTGGCGCAATTGCTAAGGTGGCAGAAGAGACAGGCAAGACAATTCCGCAGGTTGGCTATCCAGCCGCTATTGAGCAAGCCGGTCAGCCCCCTCGCTTACAGAGAAAAGCTGGCGGACGTATTCCCGGAGAAATGACGGCGGACATGCTAATGAAAGCAGTCGACCGGTCTAGAAAGCGCATAAACGACGGCACGAAGCAGATATTAAACGCGCCTGACGAGCACGTCGTTAAGGCTTTAGAAGTAGCAAACAGACACATCTGAGGAATGCAATATGACCACTACAAATAAAAATCTTAATCAGCCGACGCTTAATTCTCAGTCATGGAACGTCCCGCTAAACGATAATTTTGGTTATATTGATAAGGCTCTTGGGTCTACTGCCCCTATATATCTTAGCGGCTTGACAGATTATACAATGAGCACATCAGAGGCGCAAAATTTAATTGTTTCTATTACTGGAACTATCGGAACAAGCTCATCTCCTGGTAACGTCAATGTAAAGCTTCCAGATAATATTGGCGGATTTTGGATTGTCATTAACGGAACAAGTGACAGTGTTTCAGGAACAAATAACACGGTTACATTTAAGACAACGTCAGGGTCAGGCGTTGTCGTAACACGCGGTTATGCAACTATTGTTTATGACACTGGGTCATCTGCAGCAGTCGGAAATGTTCTTAATGCATTGTCTGACCGCCTATCAATTGCTGGCGGAACTCTTATTGGCAATCTTATTGTCGGCGCTAGTTCAACGTCTGGATCTACATTTGTCGTCAACAATACTGGCGCAGCAAATGCTCTTGTTGTTAGCGGTGGCAGCGTTTCAACAGTAGGAAACATAACAGCATCAGGCAATGTTACCGCCTATTCTGATCAAAGATTAAAAGAAGATATACGCACAATAGATGACGCAATTTCTATTGTTAAACAGCTTCGTGGCGTTAGCTACATTAACAAGTCAACAAAAGCGCCCGGTGTTGGTGTTGTTGCTCAAGAAGTATTGGACGTTCTGCCTGCGGTTGTTCATCACGATGATAATGGTTTTATGCATGTTGCGTATGGTAATATTATCGGCGTTCTTATTAACGCAATAAAAGAGCTATCAGTTCGCGTCGAAGAATTGGAGCAGAGTAAATGACATTACCATCAAGTGGGCCTCTTGCGCTTGCTGGGTCTGCATCTAACTCAATAAACAACGAGTTTGGATACGGCACCAATCTTAACGCTTATCGCGGTCTGCTTTATACAAATAGTAGCGCAACGGCTACGTATCCATTTCCAAACTCCAGCAATCCAATATCTTTTGCAAATTTTTATAGCACCAGAAAAATACCGTCTGGATCTGTTACATACGCAAACGGCCAAAGCGGCGGCTTCACAATACCTCCGTATAATTACATCACTATTCAGGTTGCGGGCGCGGGAGGCAGCGGCGCAGGTGGTTACGGAAGTTCTGGGAACCAAGGGTGTCAACCGTCAGCGGGTGGCGTGGGAACAACCGGCGGAACGTCTTATTTTGGGTCAGGCGGTCAAGTTTGGTATCAATATGCGACAGGCGGCGGCGGCGGTAGGACTGGCGCTGGGACTGGTTACGGAATTAATGGAACACAAGGCGGTGGAGGAAGCGCGGGCAGTGGCGGCGCTCACGGTCCTTGTGGATACTGGCAAAACAATGGTGAGTCAGGGTATGCCGGCGGTTACTCATACATCACATTAGCAAATCCGCTTATTGGCGGAAGTGGCCCCTACACTGGAAACGCTTACCCATTTTATGCCGCGCCAGGAACGACAGGCGGCGGCGGCGGGACGGGCGCTGACTACAATATTTATGTAGGATGTTATGCAGCTGGCGGGTGTAATGGATATCAAGGCGGAAGCGGCGGAACTGGTTACGTCACAATATCATGGTATTAGACAATGCACCCGGAGGACATGAATAAAATATACACGCTTCTCCGGGTGTTTGTCGCGTTGCTCATTGTTATTTTTACTGTCAGGTGCTTAAGCGCAGTATTTCACGGCGTATTATCTGCGATCAAGTAGTTTTTCCAATTTAATTCTTGCGGGTATATAGCAACGATCGGCGTGCGGCTTACAGTAAGAACCGCGGTCAACACGTTCGCCGCAATATACTGGCGGCTTGTCGTTTTCTGTTGTTACAATAAATCGGCATGAGTAATAGCTCAGATCAAGCAGTGACACGCCTGTTATTGGTTTGCTAAAGTATTCGTTTATGTCAAAGGCACTTGTTATATCTACTCTGGGCATCTCCATTCTTATCTTTGGCTTTACTTCTATTTTCTTTTCAATCTTTGCCTTCTTCTTTTCTGCCTTCTCTTTTTCGTTATTCCGCCCAGACGCTCTCTCCTCTACAAAAACGCCACTTCTTCTTTGTCGGTGAACAAATCCAAGAATTGCGTTCCTGGTTAAGTTAAGGGCGGTGGCTATTTCGCTGCCGCTACTGCCGGCGTTCCACATTTCTATAATTTTATTTTTAGCTGCGTCGTCGATCATTTCATCACCTTGCTATATATCGATTTCTAACGTATGATGCGCAACATATTGACGTTATTGACAATTCTGTGACGTCCCCTCATGCGCAAATCAAACATTAGTAAGACTTAACCAAAGGTCAATACAGTGGCGCGAGAAATCCCCTCAAAAGATGACCTAAAAAAATTAATTAAATTAATAGAAAGCCTTCTGCAGGAAGGCTGCAAGCCACAAGGCATCCCAACAAATAGCCACGAGCGGACGGCGATATCGACTGCCGCGAAGAAGATGGGCGTCCACGCGCAAACGGTTCACCGAAGACTGGCAATCGCCGAAACAGAATACGGCCTTGAGCCAGACTGGTCTCTTTACAAGGATCCTGCTTCTTCTGGAGAGGAGAAGTCTGCGGAGCACTTAACGGTCCGCCGCTTAAAGGATAAGCTTGCCAGCGCTGAAGCCAGGGCAGCCGCCGCAGAGCGCACTACAATTAGCGCAGAGGCCCTCAGGGAGGGCGTATTTAATCTTACCGCTACTCCACTATACCCTCAGCCCTGGAAGCCATCCAAGGACACTGCGGGACGCGTCAGAAAAGAGGCGCTTATTCTTCAGATATCCGACGTCCACATGGGCGAGTATATCGACAAAGACCAAATGGGCGGCAGGAACTCCTACAGCAAAGAAATATGCGGAAAGCGCTTGCAGAGGCTATTTCAAAGCGTCGTCAAAATGGGCACGGTTCATTGGTCCGGCCCTCCTCCTGCCATCATATACGTTATACTTTGCGGAGATTTAATCTCCGGGGAAATACATGAAGAACTGGCAAAAACCAATGATCTTTTGGCCATTCCTGCTGTGCGTGAGCTTTCTCAGCATCTCATATCCGGTCTGGAGCTTCTACTCTCTTCCTTTGACTGTGAAATCCGTGTCGTCTCCGTCCCAGGAAATCACGGTCGAACGACTAAGAAACCGGAAGCCAAAGGATTTGTTGTCAACTCATATGATACTTTGGTCGCTTGGCTTGTCGAGAGCTGGTTTACTGGAAGACAAACAAAGCGGATATCTTTCTCCGCTCCCATATCTGGCGACGCATTAATCAACATAGCAGGCTGGAATTTTCTCTTCACGCATGGCGACAGAATAGGCAGCCGGGGCGGCATGGGCATGATTGGCCCCTCTGCCACGATCGCCAGGGGCATGCAGCGTATCATACAAGATTATGCATCTGAGCAAGTTGTGGTAGACTGGGTGATGGTTGGTCACTTCCACACTCCTGTGGAACTAGAACAGGGGTTTGCCAATGGGTGTTTATCAGGCCCTTCTGAATACTCTCGCTCTGGCCGTATGCGTAGTCATCCTGCTTGTCAGTGGCTTATTTCCGTTCATCCTGATCACGGCGTTGCTCGCCGCTGGAAACTTGTCGTCGGGACCCCGGATGAGGGAAGTATATATAAGGGAAGGGCGTAAGAAGCGTCCATTTTAAGGGGCAAGTCATGAGTGAGTATGACGACGATGATATCCCAGAGATCGACACGTCAGACGTGGACGAATTTCCGCTAGACGCAGTCGCGGCAAGAGTAATTTCCTTCACAAAGCTTATTGCCTTGGTGGATCACATCAAGCACGACGAAGCGCAGAAGGAAGCGGTCATGATGCTTAAGGCCGTTCGTCGCTCGTTCAAAACAATACCAACGGCAGACGAAATAACGTCAATACCAGGCGGTAAAATAGATAAGTAATTATCTTCAATCAAAATTAAAGTTAATTACAATCCTATTTTGCGTCAAAACAGGTGTGCTGCTTGAGTGATATATGCGACTGTCAAAACAGACAAACCTGTTAGCCTTTGGTTTTATTTTTTGCCTTAAAGTTACTTTTTTGTTTAAAACTTTTACGTAATATTCCTCAGGAGCTCCGTTATAATTTTTATCTAATATCTCATTATACAAGTAAGTATCGCCGTCGCTGTCGTTTATATATAAAAGACCAGTGTATGCCGTTTTATTTCCGTCTACATGAGGGTCGTGTATTAAGTATTTTTTAACGGCAGGTATTAAACCTGCGCGTATCCTAAATACTCTTTTTAAATTTACATCGACACGTTCTGCCATAAACGCTAATGACGCCTCAAGTATTGGCGCAAGTTGAGAATTATAATTATACTCGGCCATAAATAAATGCATAAAACTACCTTGATAAAGGTAGTTATTAATTAGGTCTTTGTCTCCGTATGCGGTTCCTTCAAGATAAAACCACGGCATATTCATCCTGTCATTTATTGAAGATTGTATTTTATTAAAAATAAATTCTGGCAATGCATCGTCTATGACTATTGGTTCAAATATCACTTTGATTTCTCCGTTCGAATAATTTCTAGAACATCCTCAAAATCTACGGCGTAGTGACTAATCTTAAATAAAATATTATTCACGTTAGCAATTTCGTCATGCAGCCTATTGCACTCTGCTTCATAACCAATTGCGTCGTGAGTTATTCTTTCGCTTAATATTTTTACTTCTTCACGAAGCCGCACAATTTCTTCCGCGGCCTCAATCATTACAGGCCCGCACATAACGCGGTAAAGCTTACTCTCTCTCTTGGCCAATTCGTTAAGACGCTTAACAATGTCTCTACCTGGCCAGCTCATTTTCCGTTCCTATTTGGAGTAACACTTTATCACGATTGGCGAAGCAGGTTCGCACTTTACTGGTCGGTATACACCATTTGATCTATACTCATACCCATTTGTGTCTACACTGCACCCAATTACTGGTAATACAATTAATGTCGATATTACCAAAGTGAACGCTATTTTGTCAGCTCGCAGAAGTAATGAGCGCATGCATCCTCCATCATTGTATAGTCTTCTCAATATCCTGTTTGATAAGACCAACTACTTTTAAAATGACCTTCAGGTCATACTCACCATAATTACCATAGTGAGACTGTATGTAGGTCTGTGATTGCCAGGCTTCACAAACCTGGACGCATTTAGACCATTCTGTTTTAGTGCCTGCAGAAAATCCTTCAGCATATGGATCGTCAATCATAATGTCTCCTATAGTGAAAAAGGCCGCAACGTGTGCGGCCATTGTTATTACTCAGCGGGGCCAAGTATTTCATCGGACAAAGCGTCCAAGTCTACCGGGACGTTTTTAGTTTTCTTCGTAAAAGAAAGCGTATTGCCCGGAAGCCCAACACCCTTCATGCCTATTTCTGACGCGACGTGGCCGGCAGCAAACTGGCCAGCAAACGCTAAATAGTTCATGGCGTCAACGTAATTATCTTCATACGCACGCTTCTCCTGCATGCGACCAAGCTTCACGCAATGCAAGATCATTGCAATATCGTAAGGCGTGTATTCCTCACCCATTGTCGCCGTTGCAATGCGCGCAATGATTTCAAAGCATGCGTCAGGTGATCCGTATTGCTTTGATCTGTCGTCAACGATTTTTGCGGCAGTGAGTAATGCTTCCTTGTGATGCATATCTATCTCCTATTTCTCACACATATTGATTGGTAAAAACTTTAACCTTGCCCACGTAGCGATGATTAATCGCGACATTGCCACGACTAATATAGTTTGCTGAATAGCGATCTTTATAAAACTCTTCAACGACTACGTAATCATTCTCGTTAAGAGCGCGAACAAAATCCTCAAGACTGTTTGATGATTTGTGTTCGACATGCATTTGGTGAACAAGGTTATCTGTGTAAGACGGCATGTTCATCGTTATTAAAAATCGCATATCAATTCCCTATTAAGCCGGGGTGTGATGCGGCTTTGCATTGTAACACCACACCCCTTTATTAGATGGAAACAATCCACCTAATCTTTCTTATCAACCAAAGTCATCATCCCCACCCGCGGGAGCCGAAACTTTAGTAGAGCCAGTTGATGGCGGCGTTGTTGATACTTTAGCCGACGAGCTACGCTCCTTGTGGACAAGATCATCAGGACGAGAAACCCAACCCGTGATCTTGAACTTTGGCGCGTAGTTCGTCGACTTACGGGCCCCTTCACCCGAAGTGATTGCTACTGTATCCTCAAGTGATACAATTGGCAATTTGCCTGCATTGGCGGAAGACTGAGACTTGTATTCGTCATGCAGCTGGTCAAGGCCGCGCATAAACGCCTTAGCGGTTGACGCAAACTCTCTAATGTCTCCGCCGCAATCCTTGCCAAGCTTAACAATGAAGCGGACGCCTTCGCGGAAAGTGTCGCCTGGCTGCTCTGGCTTTGGGCCAGACCCAAGGACTGCCATTGCAAACTGCGGAGCTCCGCTCTCAAAATCAATCCACCCAGTCTCAAGGTTCTCCAGGTCAAAGACAGCCTTAAAGCTTCTTGAAATATCCGTATTTTGGCTCTCGCCATTTACGCGATCGACGCGAAACATCTTGCCGGCGCGGGCGTCATACTTAACGATAGGAAGGAAATCACCACCGCCAGCGCTCTCGTAATTAATGCCTAATGCCATAACTATTCTCCATTATGCGACGATCTAGCCCGCCGCTTGCTCTTGTCCTTAATGGACGAAGCTCTCACATTTTCCAGATGTCAAAGACTGCCTGACGCGCAAAGGGATCATTAAAATAAAAGCTGTCAACATCAGGAACAACAAGCGCGGCAAGTTCCATCGGATCGTCACTGATAGATAAAAATTTTTGAATTGCAAGCCCTATTCTGCCTAACGTCGCGACGTGCTCCTCAACATTCTCCAAGCGATAAACGGCGCTCTTTTTAGTGCTTACGTAAGCCAAACGCGGATCAAGGTCGTTACCCTTTGCGGCAGTGTATAGCGCCACTTGTCGCGCGTGGTTCGTCTTTATCTTAGACGGGATGGCGTGTGTCGTTTTAAGGTCTACGATAATCTTGTGATTTTGCCATTCAAAATCAAAGTAACCAATGAATGGGACGAGGAGACCCTCAAACCGATACTCAATCTTTCCTTGCGCGCCAGTCGGATGCCCATAAGGTCTAAGCTCTTTGAGGCCGACGCGGACCATATCTGCAACAGCTGCACGCTCTTTTTCTTTTTGCGGGTCCTGGGAGATCGCAGAAAGCTCATAAAACTTTTCATTTGCGACGCGGATGCATTCATCGTCTAAGGCTCCTGTCTCTAAGCCGTGAGCAATTCCGGCCTCTACCGCGGTCCCCCTGAATGCGGCGCAGCCTACCTGGCCTCGTTGCTTCAAGCATTTCTCAAGGACAAAGGAGGCGGGGCTTCCAACGTATGTGTTGCATGTTGACGGGGACAGGTGCGGTATGCCGTGGATTTCAAACGGGTTTTTCATAATATCCAATCTCAATTTTGATTTGTGTCACCCTGACTACACAAAACCGCCCCGTCAACCCACTTGACAAAAAAAATCCGGGAGGGCAGCTTGAGCGTCAAAATATGCACTAAGGGGAAATTGATATGAATAAGCGCGATGGAAATAAGGGTCTTACATTTGAAGGAAAGGTCGATTTATCTCATTGGGATCTTTTTTCTATAGATAAAAAAATTGAAGATGCTTTTGATGATTTTGAAACAATGATGGAACAAACAATCCAAAAAGCCAGGGATAATATAGAAAAAGCAATTGGAAAAACGGAAGACCGCGTCAGAGAAATATCAAGCGACGTTCTTCAGATAGCATTAGAGGAAGACCTCACTGTAGGGTTTTGGGAAATAGCAGAACATCCTGAGAAATTAACGATCTATTTATCTGAGTTTGCAGAGGACGGCTATCACGTCCACGTAGACATAAAAAAAGCTATTCACGAACTCCTTATTGACGCCTGTCGCCAAGACAGTGACGGATACGTCAGCGACGAATATGAAGAGCATATAATTAAATTTGCTTCTATGCTTGATGATATTTCAAATGAGTTAAAAACCGCCATCAGGCCAAAGGAAAAAGAATGACATACAAATGCATAATGGGCGTTGATCCTGGCGCGTCAGGAGCCGTGGCGTTTTACTACACAAACGACATCCACCTCATTGCGGCGTATGACGTGCCGATTATAGGAAAAGAAATAAATGCGACGGCATTGTTTGAGCTCATTAAGCATCACGCGCCGGATATGGCAGTTGTCGAAAGCGTCCACGCGATGCCGAAGCAAGGCGTTAGTTCGGTCTTCAATTTTGGTATGGCATATGGCGTCGCAAAAGGCGTTATCGGAGCGGCAGGCATCAGAAGAGTTGATGTGTCCCCCGGTAAGTGGAAGAGGCATTTTGGCCTTTCGGCGGATAAAGAGTCTGCAAGGGCGCTGGCTATTAGCCAATGGCCTAAGAGCGAACATTTTCGCCGCAAGAAAGATCACGGCAGGGCAGAGGCGGCGTTACTAGCTTTGTATGGTGCTCAAACACAAATGTAATGGAGATTGACGTGAGTGAATATTCAGACCTCGTGAAGCGATTGCGAACAGAATGGTATGATGGCGAAATTGATTGCGAAGCCGCCGACGTTATTGAGCTCTTACAGCGTGAACTAAAGTGCGCGAATGAACTATGGGAGCAGCAAAAGGAACTGGCTTTGGAATATTTGGCTGACATAGAAAAAGCTAATGAGCGGATTGCTGAACTAGAGGCAGCGTTAAAGCCGTTCGCGCTAGGAGGGACAGCAATAGAAGCCGGACATAATGCTGCATCAGACGACTATCCTTTGATGCAAGTTGTATCATGTGGCGACCTACGCCAAGCTCGTAAGGTATTGGGAGAGGAGGAATGAGAGATTACTCCGACCTTGTGAAGCGATTGCGCGGCAAAAAGTTAAACTGCACTTGTGCCGCTAAGTCAGCCAGCGAATGCTGTTGCAATACAGATTGGCCTGAAAGTTCTTGTGATGAAGCCGCCGACGCATTAGAGGCCCAAGCAAAACGCATTGCTGAACTAGAACATCAAATGAAATTCGAGTGTGATACTTATCTCTGGAAACGCAAACAAATGTCGAGACGTATTGCGATGTTAGAATATTGGATGGAAAGGCTGTTTAAATACGGCAGTTCGCCAGAAGCAAGACGCAATGAACTGACAATGATGACAGAGATACCTGACTATTTGATTAGAGAGGGAGAGGATATTTTGCATCATCTTGAGGAAAGATCAGATTTGGAGAAGGGGGAATGACTGACTATTCAGACCTTGTGAAGCGATTGCGGTCTATCCCTCAACGCATCAAAAATGGTTTCATTGTTTATATGTCAAATGAATTTCCTTTATGCAGAGAAGCCGCCGACGCTATTGAGGTATTAGAACGGGACGCCGTTTTGGTTACGGACGCAATGGTTGCTCTGACAGACCGTGTGCAGGAATTAAAGGCGGCGTTAAAACCGTTTGAGGAAGAACTAAAAAATCAAGAATTGGAAGTTCCGCACGTTATTGATGGCGACAGTCTAATTCACAACTACGGGCTGAGGCTGCGTGATTTACGCTCTGTCCGCGCCGCTTTGGAGAAGAAAAATGACTGACCACACCGACCTTATCTTACGGCTGCGCAACATGCTTAACAACGAGACTGTCAAAGATAGGTTCTATGCGATAGCTGACGCCTCTGACGCATTAGAGGCGCAAGCAAAGCGTATCGCTGAATTGACGGCAGCATTAGAGCCATTTGCTGAGGTAGTGGAAAGATATGCTTATTGTTTGCCGGAGTCCGGCATGCCAGCAGTAGCAGAAGATGATGTTATTATGTTTGAGCTAATGTATTTTCTTCAAGCCCGTAAGGTATTAGAAAACTCTGCGGCAGATTGGGAGGCGCAAGACCGCGCTTTGGGAGAGAAGGAATGATATTTCCCTGTCGGGAATAACAAATGTGAAATTAACCAGTAAAAGTAATATTTTTACTGAGCGGTAAATATTATAAATTCCGCATAAACAAGAATTATGTCTCATTTAACATACGGCAAAATGCCGTTCGTAATACAAAATGCTTCAAATATGACCCACAAAAGCGACTGGTGATCCATATTTAGATATTTTAGGAAAGGGACGTTGTAATGAACACCAAGCTTCCTGAGCAATATTATGCTTACGTGCCTCACTCTCGTGTTGACGCGTATGTTGAAATTGGCTGGGAGTTCGAAAGTGAATTGCCGCCGCCGCATTGTTTCTATGCATGCCTATACAGATGGATTGGCGAGGGGGAGCCATTAATGCCAAAACGAACAGATCAAAAAGAATAAAAAAAGACCCGGCTGCAACCGGGCCTAAAAGGTTAACCATTGGAAGAGACATCACCAAAAAGGAAATGGCTATGTCGAGCGATAAGCTATCAGACATTGATGTATTGCGTCAAGATTTTGAGCAAGAATACGCGTCACCATCACAGTGGGCGCGTATGTATCGATCACTTGGGTGGCAGGTTGTTCCTGTCATGCTGCCGTCAGAGGCAAAGCCAGGCAAGAGCTGCAAGCAGCCTATTGTAAAGTGGGCGGAGCACGAGCGTGAGCTTACGTCAGACGACTTATTCAACAAGTGGTATGGCGCTGACGGTCTTTACTCTAAGCGCATTAATATGGGCATCATCACTGGCGAGTGCTCGCAGTCTTTATTCGTCATCGATCTAGACCTACACAAGAACACATTTCCTGCGGTGTGGTGGCAAGGCATTCACGACGATCACGCGGGCGGCATACTGCCTGACACGCCACGGTCGACGACTGGCGGTGGCGGCAAGCATTATTTTTTCAGAGCTCCTCCGGGATGGGTGCCGCCTACAATAAAGACGCCTCAAGGCATCGACATTAGAGGGCGCGGCGGCTTTGTCGTGTCTGCGCCGTCACTGCACGAGACCGGCAATAATTACATATGGGACGAAGGCTTCGAGCCCTGGAACATAGAGGTCGCGGTTGCCACGACGTGGCTGTGCGAGGAGGTCGAGCGTCTCGTATTAGAGAACGGCGGCAACATGCCTCACGAGGCCGTCAATCCAAGAACCTATGAAATATTGCCGCCGGTTCCTGGTCACGGTATGACGGGCGTCCAAAAGAACGAGTTCGGTATGATAACCGACGGGCGCGAAAGCCAGATGGCCAAGATGATCTTTGGCCGTATGCTAGACGAGCGGCGCAAAGACCCAACATTCCCCGACCCCGACCGCATACAGCGCATAGCGATTGATTTGTTCAAGCAATATGTGTCGCTGGTTAAGACGCGGATTGATGACCCCATTGCGCAAAAGCATGACTTGCTTGAGCGCGAGGGCCGCGGCCTTACGCTCTTCACGGAGAAGATGCACGACGCCCTGCGCAAGTGGGACACGAAGATCAAGCAATACGCGGAGGCCGGCCCTCCCCCAAAGCATGAGAGGCTTGAGCACAGACAAGACGCAACAGACAGCGTTAATCCCGACGAGGAAGAGTTTAATCTCAAGCCTGAGCAAATATCCACACTGATGAGAGACCCCAGCGTCTTCAGGACGCTGACCATCCAGGAAATATACGACCTCCCTGATCCGCGTTACTTGATCAAGGATCTCTTAATCGAGAATGGCCTTTGCTTCGTCTACGGAGCTCCCGGATGCTGCAAAACCTTTATCGTGCTGGATATGGCGCTCTCCATTGCTGCCGGCCTTCCTGACTGGTGGGAGAAGCCTATAGAGCGGTCTGGGCCGGTCCTATACATCAGCTCTGAAGGCGTGACCGACATGAAATTCCGCATCAAGGCGTGGTCGGAAAACAACGGTCTTGGCGCTCCCCCTCTTCCTTTTCGCCTGCTTGATGAGAGCATGAACTTTATGAATGAGGAGGACATCGACAAGCTCATACGCACAATCGACAAGGCTATCCAAGGCATGGAAGGAGAGGTGCCGGTCCTTATCGTCATCGACACTGTCTCTCGTGTCCTGCCTGGCGCAGACGAGAACCTGCAGAAGGACATGACGCTGTTCATCAGGGCGTGCGACCGCATCAAATCCAAGTTCGGCTGCTGCACCCTTGGCGTTCATCACACGGGCCGTCAGGGGGCAAATATGAGAGGCTCAACGGTATTTGACGGTGCCGCCGACGGGTCTTTCCTGATCGCTCGTGAGGAGGGCGCAATGGAAGGCCAGATCATGGCCAAGAAGATCAAGTCTGCGCCTGACGGGTGGACGTGGGACTTTGGCATTCACTTGACGCCACTGATCTCAGGAAACACGTCACTGACTGTTACGCGAATGTTCGACGCAACGACAAAAAAAGATAATGAACCGGTTCGTTCTCATGCTGACTTTGGCAATGCCCAGGAGACTGGACGCATCCACGTCGGCGGAAAGAAGAGGGACGCCGTCCTGTGCTTCAACATCTTGAACGCCCTTCAAGACGACTTTGAGGACGGTCGTGGGTGGTCTATGGCAAAGAATACGTCCAGGGACTTCAGGAAGAACATGCACACACTCTTTAAAATTGAACACAAGGAAGCGGAAGAAATCATAGACGACTGGTATGCGCGCCGTATCATTTCCGAAGAGTATAACAAGAACACAAAGGTCACGAGCTACAAGCTTGGTGACAATTGGCTGCCCGACTTTAAGCGCAAAAAATACGACCGGTAATTGCGGAAGTAACCAAAAGACACTTCCGCAAATTAACCAGAAAAAAATTACTTCCGCAAATAAGGCACTGAAAACAAATGAAATACTTACTTCCGCAAATTACTTCCGCAAACACTTCCGGTCACTTTCTCAAAACATTTAAAATCAAAGACTTAACTTGCGGAAGTAATTTGCGGAAGTGGGGCCTTATACACATTAGTGTATAAGGGCTTCGCGGGGCGCTCCCTCAGGGTCGCGCGCCCGCTCGCCGACACACAGGGTGGTTGACAAAAATGGACTTAGTAGGAAGGATCATTGGGTGATGGGCAAAAAGGACAATGGGCCGGCGGGAGTTCAGACGGTGGGAAGCCGGATGATTGGCAATCGGTCGTATAAGATTAGGTCGGACGAGCGGCTCATCGGCGAACGCGACGGTTGGGAGTTGAGCGAGTTGACGGCGTGGTCGAGGGACGGCTGGTTAAGCTTACGCGTGTTGGACGCGAGGACTGACAGACCGAAGGGTAATGGGACGCCCCGCATGCGGGTGTATCAGATTGGATACAACACGGCGCAAGGGCGCGTGGCCAGGAACTTGTATTGGTGGAGACTGACGGAGCACTGGCCTGAGGTATCGGCGTGGGTGCTGGACAAGATCAAGGAGGATACGCAATGACCGGCGAAGATGTTATGGGTTACGCGATTTGTATTATTATCGCAGCATTCGTCGCCTACCTTGCGGACGGGTTGCTTAATGGGTGGGACTGATGGCGATATTGAAAAGGTTGTTTGACGCCGTCGGCTTTGCGATAGCATTAGTGGTGATTTGGGTATTGGTTGTCGGGCTAATCTTTCAAATGCATTGGAAGGGGAAAAAACTATGATTGACTGGACAGACAAGGCGCTTGACGCGGCGGTAATGGCAATGGGTGAGGGATCGTATCCCCGCCTGTCTTGGGGCAATCGCCTGAAGTGCCGCGAAGACTTCAGAAAGATCCTCAACGCCGCCATAGAGGCGCAAGAGGCAAACTGCGAAGAGTTCGACGTAGACGAAGTTACTGACGAAGGCGAGGAGGAAGAAGACTTTGAGCTTCTTGTCGAGAGGCCGTCGGCAACAAAATCTTATTTGATTGAGATGACGCTAGAACAGATTGATGCAATTATCATTCAAGAAATGAAAGGCACGTATTTGCTTTGCAAGTTAGACACAGAAACAGGCGACAAAAAAGTATTGGAAGCGGCAGATGTAATTCTTGATTATTTCATGTCGCCTGAAGAATATGAAAAATGGTTAAAAGAAATTGAGGATTGATGTCGATGTCAGAGACGAAAGAAGACCCTATCGCCTTACTGGCGCAGGAGATTAAGAAGTTACGCAAGAAGATTAAAAAATTGAAGCATGCCGTGAGGGGAATAAAGAAATGACGGAAGAGAAAAATACTTAGATAGGCTACACATTTCCATAATATGACGCACGAAGCTTACAAAAGGCAATCAAATGAGCAATCCAATATTTGTCCCGGCATACTGGCCGTTGTTTAAGACGCATGAGCTAAGACGGTTTGACTATACGTCTTCAGATGAGCCGTCATTTACGTCAGTGTTTTCGTATGACACTGGCAGCGACAGTATGCTTTACAATAATTACGACAGAGACGGCGTTTGGCTTAACAAGTGGTATTACCGGTATAATGTTGGGTCAGGGATAAATGAGTGGCGTGACGACTATCCGGGAGACAAGAAGGTTGTCATGCTGCCGCCAATTGGCTGGGGAGAGTTTCAGGGGATACCCTCGCTATACGAGAGTAAGCCGCAGTTTAATCCATTGATGTGTTGGCCGCCGGCATTTGGGTCAGGAGAACAGATTGTTGCGTTTGAAGAGCAGACGTCAATGATTGTGCAAAACGTCCATTACGATGACGTTATTGTTTTTTCTTACCTGCAATCGTGGAACGGTAAGCCAGCAACAGGCGCGAGATACTGGATGGCGTTAGGCGTTGGCCCAATTGCCACGCAGTTTATCACGCAAGACGCGACAGACAGAACAAAGCTCATTACAACATCACGCTGGGACGCAAAGGTGACAAGATACAATGTCTGAGATAGATCACAGAGGAATTGCAATAAAGGCGTTTCTTAGCCGTATGGTATACGAGGAGCCTACAAGAGAATTGATGGATGAGGCCGCAGATCTTATTGCGGCATTGTATGACACAAAAGAGTTTTGGTTTGAGCAGCACAAATTGATGTCTGATTTGATATATGAGGAGATAAGAAATGGCTTCGCGTTTACGGAAGAGCAAAACACCGCCAACTAAAGCCGACAGAGGCGTCCCCGTCTCTGCCTACACGCCACCGCCGTGGCAATGCACTGAGGGCTGCTACCTTGCCGGCAAGGAGGCGCTCGACGAGGCAGATCATCTTGGCGAGGAGATGGAGAGGTATTGGGGCCGCGGGCGTCTGAGGCTCCTGGTCAATAAGGAGCTCGCGGAAAGGTTTGACCGTCAGAGATACCTGACGGCTCAGGCCCGCTGGGAAGGTCAGCTAGAAGACGTCAAGCGAGAAGCTGGCCGCATGGTGAAGGCATACCGCGCGCTGGATAGTGCCGCAAAGGCCGTAGGAGCGTCACCAGTAGACGATGAGACGTGGGAGGCTACTATCCCCCACGGAGTAATGGAAGGCGCTGTATTGGTCATTGTGAAGAACGAGGAGGCTATTCTTAAAGTCACGAAGACTGTTGACGGCAGGAATGTTGTCGTCATGACGCTCAAAGATATTGCGCATCACATCAGCATGGATCACGACTTGCTGCAGATACGTCAGTCTTTTCCGGGGGCGGCAGTTGAGGCCAGGTCACGGATAATAGATCCCCTGCAGCCATCTTTGCGTAAAACTGAGGATGGAGTAATAGACGTCAGTGTGCCGATTGACGGCATACAAGGCTTTCCAGACTGGGAGTATGGGGATGAAGTGCCCTTCTGACGAAGAAGAAAAGACGCCATTTAAAATTGAGAAGGTGACAAAAATAGTTTTGGCCTGCAATCACTTTGTTGGACACGCGCGAGTAGATGAGGACATGCTGCCGACAACGTCGTCAAGCAGACGAAAGATCCCAATGTCATTGCCCAGGGTTAAATTCCTGGAGGGGCCTGATCCAAAATAAAAGGCGGGGAAATCCCCGCCCTTTTTTATAACTGCTTTTCTTGTTTCTTTTTCTTTTCTCTTTCCTTTTTCAAAAACACTATTTCTTCTTTGAGCTCTTTAATTTCATCGTTAAGCGTTTCTATTTTTGTTTCTGCTGATTTTTTTGCTGACGTCATACGCTTTAGCGCGTCTTCTGCCGTTAGTGCTCGCGTCTCAAGTTCGCCAATGGCGTCTCCAAACTCTTTATCGCCATTTAAATAAAATTTCTGCCTCATGTCATTGTAATACGGCATCTTGTCTTTGATCGCGATATACGATCTTTCTCCTACCGCAAAATTTCCGGGGCTTATTTCCAGCGGACCAAGCACATACATTTTCTCTTTGTGTAGTTTCTCTAGCGACATATCAATCTCCTAAATAGTTGCGTCAGCCTCTTGTCTCAATTCGTGGCACACCACCTCAAGCAGCCAGTCTCTGTCAATTGCTCCCTCCTTCAAGCCGTGCATGACAATTGCCACGAGGCGTGGCACTGGGTGCGTCGCGGAAAGCCAGGAAGTAACCTGACGCGGTGTCTTGCCTGTAATGGTAGCCAAGTCATTATTTGACAGACCTTGGGCCGCCATTGCTTGTTTGAGCTCTAGAGGGGACATAGCCTTCTCACTCCTGGTTTTTCTTGTTCGTGTCCCTCCCGCTTTGCCTGTAGATAGTTGTGGACGTCAAGCTCTGTCCAATTGGGGGAAGTATAGGTCGGATCACGACGCGTAAGCTTGCAAAACTCTTTCCAAAGATTTGGGTTAATCTCCCAGCAAGGTTCTAGCGACACGCTGCACATATCAGTCTCCGTATTTAGTCATGAACCAGACAACCAGGGCGGCGCTTAATACACCGCCCACTAAGAACGATAACGCTACTACAATTGTGGCAAGCGTCTCGCACATCAGTTGTCTCCGACAAAAAATCCGTAGCGTGGGTTAAGGATCTTGAAGCCATTGTGGTAGAGATACGTAGCCAATTGCTGAGCCGGACGGTGGTCGACTGCAATTCCGTTTCTCATATGCGCCCACTCATCTACTTCTATCTCATTCTCAAAGAATTCTTTGGCTGCGTCTGACACTGGTTCGAACATCCAAATGGTCGCAAAGCCCTCAGCGTGAACCAATACGTCTACGTCACTTGTATCTATATTTGTCATGTCAATCTCCATCAGTCTCTGTCAGAATATTCGTCAATTTTGTGCTCAGCTATTTCTGTCCAATTAACCTGGCTAATAAACGCAAAGGCGAATTCAGCTGCTAAATTTTGTTGGTTCAGTCCTCCGTCGCCGCATCCAGATAAGATAATTTCTTCCGCGTATTCTTTTAGGCACAACCCAATATTGTAAGCGTCATCATCTAATGAACGCCCAAGTATTTCGTAAGGATCAAAGCTGTCAAACAGCTCAAGGTTAACGCGCCACGTCGCGTAATTTGTCCAGCCATTGTATTTATTGTCTGACATATCAATCTCCATTATTTATACTGACCATTGACTAAACGCTGCACTCTAAAGATCTGGTTATTTTTTCTGTATACTTCCATCTGGAACGCAATGGACTTGACGTCCCAGGCGTGGGTAATGACAAGCCATTTGTTGTTATACATGAGCTGCAGGCGAAATTCTGGATATACGCGCATGTCAATCTCCATTGGTCTCATCAGTGCCCGCGTGACGGACAGACGGGGCGGACCCCGTTTCGACCTTATGCCGCGTCGGCTAAAGACGCCTTGACGCGCAGGGTGGTAATGACTTTGGTCTCAGTGACCAGCGCGACGTCCTCAGGGCTGAGCAGCTCCTTGACCAACGTAGCGCTGACGCTGGAGCGTGGAGCCTTGGTGATGTTGACTGTGAAGTGCAGGCCAACAATAGCGTCGAGGGATGGGTCCTGGTTAACAAGCGCGTAGATCTCTTCCTTGATCTTCTCCAGGTCTTTGGCCGCCTTGTCAGCGATAACCTTGGCTTGAGCGTAACGGTCAGCGAGGATGTTGAGGTTTGTCATATCAATCTCCATACAATGTGTGTTTCGATGATTTGAAGGTAGAGGAAGTTACTTCCTATGTCAATACACTTAGTGCGTTTTTTTAAAAATATTTTGGCCCCCCTTATTGGGGGACCATGACTTCGATAAGTGAAGACTTGGCTCTTGTTGCCGCCACGTAGCAAAGATTGTCTTCCTGGTCCTGCTGCCACTTCTGCGTAGCGTAGGGGCTAGGCAGTGTGCCTTCACGGTCAAGCCAGTAAACCGTCTCCCACTCGCGGCCCTTTGCCTTGTGGATGGTGCTGAGCGTCAGCATGTTGCTGACATTGTCCTCGAACAAAGACTGGATGCTGTCGACCACTGCCTCAATGCTGTCGTTGCCAGCCCTGCGGCATTCGCCAGTGATAACCATGATCGTGTCAGCCTGGTCCTTGATCTGCTGAGCCAGTGCGCCATTGCCCTTGGCCTTAGCGCGGACGATCTGAGCCTCTGACCAATTGGTGACGCGGGTCTCAAGGCCATGCAGCGTTTTGGCTGTCTTCCACTTGGTAGCCAGGTTGATCAGGCCCTTGCCAATGTCTCTGCCTTCTACCTTGCAGGCGACACGGGCGCGGATGAGCTCGAAGGCTAAAGAGACAAGAGGCTTTGTGTTGCGGCACAGAATAGCCGCGGAGCCATCCAGGTCATTGCGGCCAAATACGTCAGCGCGGTCAATAACGCTGTAAGATCCTTCAGGGGCGCTGTCGTGGGCCTCAATGTGATTAACCCACTGATGAGCCACCCTGACCACTTCCTTAGGGCATCGGTAGGTCACTGTGAGCGGCATGTCGACCGCATTGAAGTCTTCCTTAATCAAGTCAAGAGCGTCAGCGTCAGCGCCAGTGAAGCCGTAGATCGCCTGACGACGATCGCCAACGGCCACAACCCGACCGCCTGGAGCAAGCAAAGCCTTAACCAAAGCGCGACGCGCTGGGTTCGTGTCCTGGGCTTCGTCAACAAACACCCAGGGATACGTCCAGAAACGCAGCTTCAGGAAAACAGGCAGGTAGACCATGTCGTCGAAGTCAACGACCGACGTGGTGCTGTTAGACTTCTTTAGGACCTCAATGGCCGTGGCAACAATATCGCCTAATCGCTTCTCAGCCTTGTCGGTCTTTTCATTAGCCAGGATGTCGAAGTGCTCGACAATCTCATACCACTGGGAGGTGTCGTCAATAGCGCCAAAAACACCCAGGGCGCGCTGCTTAGCCAGAGACACAAGGTTAGCCACGATTGAAGAAAACAAGCGGACGGCATGCTCTGGGTGAGCTGACTTGCCCATAGACACCAGGATGTCTGTGACCTTGTTGCCGTCGACGCGGACGCCTGGGAATGATTTTTTGTATGCGCCAAGGCCAAAGCCGTGAACCGTATTGGCATTGGCCTTCTGCCAGTCAATCTTGCGGGCCTTGAGCTTGCCCTTGATCTCGTCAGCAATCTTGCGGTTGTAGGCAAGAATAGCGACTGGCTTGTCAGTGCGCTCGACAGCCTCAATCAGCGTGGTGGTCTTGCCAGCGCCAGCGACAGCCTCAAGAACGCAAGAGCCCTTGCCGGTCTCAACCCAGTCTAGGAAGGCAGCTTGTTGTGGTGACGGAATAAAGGCCATATCAATCTCCATAAAATCTAAAGGACGCCGTAGCGCCCTTTGATTGGTATAGAAGTTACTTCTACTTGTCAATCTTTATTTTTATCTAGCCAATTTAATTTTGGCAGACTGACTGGCTTTTCAGCCGCCCGCCGCCTGGCTTGAGCGAACATGGACTTGCGCTTGTATTCCTCGCGGTATTCAGTGTCCCACTTCAGTCTGTCTGCCCTCTCAACAATGTTGCGGTATCCCTCGCTGTCGAGCTTGTTTTGATACTCAACGGAGGTCAGTGTGCCGTTATCTAGAATAGCCATAT